TCAAGAAGATCTAGCCCTTCCTTTTCTAAAAATCCTTGGACAGCTTTCACCAGAAGTTAACAAACGTGATGGTAAGTATGTCGAAGGTGCAGAGCCAGGTATGATATACAATTCAGTATCTGGAGCTCTGTATGACGGAGTAAAAGGTATTGATGTAATTCCATGCTTTTATAAGTTGGAGTACATCGAATGGAAAGATAGAGGAGAAGGACCAGGTGCACCAGTTGCAATCTATGATTCTTCATCTGATATCATGTCCAAGACAACACCTGATGCAAACTACAAAGATAGATTACCAAACGGTAATTATATTGAGAAGACAGCATCACACTTTGTCATTGTAGCGGGAGATAGTCCATCGACAGCGTTGATCTCTATGAAATCTACTCAATTAAAAATTAGTAGAAAGTGGAACTCAATGATGTCTGGTATTAAAATGAAAGGTAAGAACGGATTATTTACACCGGCATCTTTCAGCCACATTTACAGACTAAAGACTACCCAAATGTCTAACGATAAAGGCACATGGTTTGGTTGGGAAGTCAGTAAAGTTGGTCCAGTAACTGATCAATCCTTATATGGTCAAGCCAAATCGTTTAGTGAAAACATATCGAAAGGTAATGTCAAAGCTAAACATGGTGAGGACAAACCAAAGGAAAGCATTATCTAATTCTCTAAGAGAATGAGTGCACAGTGTGGGCCAATCGGGAGACTGAGAGGCCCACAACTACAGTTATGGAAAAAAGATATATAGATTATTTTAACGGGTACAGACATGCGTATGGAGTCGCTGACTTTGAGCATCCAGATGCATACGTAGATTCTGAAACAGGTAAGAAGAAACCTGTATACAGATGGAACTACGAAGAGCTTACTGAAGAAGTATACCAAGCACACCTAGAAGGCACACTATCAATTGGTATTCAGCCATGTAATGAAAACTCAGAAGTAAAATTTGGAGTTATAGATATAGATCCAAAAGACTATGATGACTTTGACAAGAAATTTTTTATAGACAAAATTCAAGAATACAAACTACCACTAATACCAGTATGTTCTAAAAGTGGTGGACTACATTTATTTTTATTTATGAAAAATTTTACAGATGCAAAATCTGTAAGATCATTTCTAAGTAATTTACTACCCCTATTTAAACTAAAATCAGATTGTGAAATATTTCCAAAGCAAACACAATTAACAAAAGACAATGAAACAGGACAACTACGTCCAGGTCAATTTATAAACCTACCTTATCTAGGAGGTAATCAACGGCAAGCGTTGAATACAGACGGGACCAAATTTACTCTGGACCAGTTTATGCAGGTTATAGAGGCAAACCTGGTAGACAAAGAAAGACTGAAAGGAATTACAGAATCGATAGAAGAACAAGACATGCAAGATGTCGACGAAGATTTTAAAGATGGACCACCATGTCTAGCAATACTTTCTAAACTTACAAATGATCCTGCGTTTGATGGCAAGGATAGATTTATGTATAACTATCATGTGTTTGCAAAGATGAAGTTTGCAGACAACTGGCAACAGAAAGTTATGAATGCACCAGTAAAATATTTTGCAGGCGAACATGCAAATGCATGGGATCAAAAATTTTTAAATCAAAAAGTAAAATCATGGAACAAAAGTACAAAAGGTTATACATGTACACAAAGTCCTATCAGTGAGTATTGTAAGAAAGGTATTTGTGTTAAGAAAAAATATGGAGTCTTGGCAGGATCAAAAGGTGCATATCCTGTGCTCACTAATCTAAAGAAGATAGATCTAGATCCAGAACCAGAATACGAATTTGATGTAACAAAACCAGATGGTATCAGTACAGCAACGGTACATTGTAGATCTGTTGAACATCTAAATGATCAACGTAAAAGACGTAACTCAATATCAAAAGCTGGGGGATTCTTACCACCACTTATCAAAGGTGACCAGGAGCAAGCAGTTATGGATGCATTATATCTAACACAAAAAATAGTGCACCCACCAATAGGTACATCACCAAAAGAAAAATTACATGATGTTATACATGCAAAGATAAATGGACCAAGAGCTACAAGCGATGCAGCATTTAAAACTGGATCTGTATTAATAGAAAACGATCTAGCATTTTTTAAGTTTGATAAATTTTTTGACAAGCTACGATCTAAGAATTGGAAACATAGCGAAGATAAGACAGGTCGTATGATGCAGGTTATATATCAAGACTGTGAAATAGATTTTTTAGATCAGAAAAGATATCCATCAAAGAAAGCAGGAGAATACAATTCATCTACAAAGAATGTAGTACAAATAAATATAAAATCATTTGAAGAGGTGCCAATACATCATACTAAACTGGTACACAAGACGGAGATAATGTGATCAGTAGAAAATTATTCGGGCCTCCGGGAACAGGGAAAACAACTAAACTGTTAAAATATGTAAAAACATTTTTAAAACTAGGTACACCTGTAGATAAGATAGGATACTTTGCATTTACAACTAAAGCTGCAAATGAAGCTATCGATAGAATGTTGGATTATCATACAGCTTTTAGCAGAAAAGATCTAAAATATTTTAGAACCCTACACTCTCTTGCATTTACAAGACTCGGACTCAAAAAATCAGAGGTATTACAGGACGAACACTATGAAGATATAGGTAGAAGACTAGGAATTCAAATGACAGTGTACTCTGATGGCCAAGAAACTACAGGATTTGTAGATTCTAGCAGTGAATATTTTAATCTTATTAATGCAGCTAGGATCAAAGAAATTACAATTGAGGATGAATACAATACAGATATGTACTCACAAGACATGAATAAGCAATTGTTACAAATTATTTCAGATGAGTTACAAAACTACAAAGACTCATACAAATTAGTAGATTTTACTGACATGATTGAAAGGTTTAATGTGTCTGAATTGTGTCCTAAATTTGACGTATCTTTTATAGATGAAGCTCAGGATTTATCACCGATACAGTGGAAAATGGTAGATATAATTAAGAAAAATTCCAAATATGTTATACTAGCAGGCGATGATGATCAAGCGATTTATGGCTGGGCGGGGGCTGATGTAAAAAAATTTCAGCAAGAAATTTCAAAAAAGGACATAATTTTGCCACAATCTTACAGGGTTCCAAAGTCTGTTCAAAACATTGCAGATAAAATATTGGACAGAATACCTGACCTAAAAAGAGTGCGTAAACAGTGGAAAGCAAGAGATGAAGAAGGAAATGTAGACTATATTACAGACACAGATGGGTTGCCATTACATGAAGGCAACTGGTTAATACTAGCAAGATACAACGACAGACTTGCAAAACTTATGCCTACCCTAAAAGACAGAGGTGTATACTTTCAATACAAAGGTCGTAAGAGTTACAAAGTATCATTGTTTAGAACCATTCTAAACTACATACGATGGCAGAAAGGAGAGCTTTTATCTCTATCAGAAGTAAAAGATATTCTAGAATGTTCTGGTAGTAATTTAAAACCAACAGAAGAAAAGATGTATGACTTGACTGATTTATCTTATTCAAAAGATACAGAGTGGTTTGATGAATTCCAGGTAGATTACGAAGAGTGTTTATACATACGTGAAATGTTACGTATGGGTGAAAAATTATCTAAAGATGCAAGAATAAAATTATCTACAATACATGCAGCAAAAGGTGGTGAAGCTGACAATGTATTATTAATTTTAGATAATACAAAAACAATAAGAGAGTCCGCAGAAAAAAGTGAAGACAAAGCAGATGAAGAAAATAGAGTTTGGTATGTAGGTGTAACAAGAACAAAACAAAATTTATATATCATGTCAGCAAAAAAGGAGGAACGAGGTTATGACATCGAAAGTTTGGGATAAGCAGCACGGCGGGAGTCACTATCAAAAATATAAAATACAGCCAAGTAAGTTTGTAGTTGAGAATGAATTGCTATATCCAGAAGGTTGTGCTATAAAATATATTATCAGACATCGTGATAAAGGAAAGAAGCAAGACATATTGAAAGCAATACACTTTTTAGAAATGATTATTGAAAGGGACTATAATGAAAATTCCTAGGTTCGAAGCACAAAC